TGTCAATGACCCATAAACCTGGATCAATAACTTTATCAGTGTTGGATGCTGCACTCCCCCAAGTTGTATAGTCTGAAGTATTTGTAACGGTTGCTCCATCAGAGTGGGCCGCTCGTGTAGTGCCTTGTACATTTCTAGTAATTCCTGTTAAATCGTTTCCTGAAACTCCGGTATAAGAAATTTCTTCTGTACCTACTTGAATATAATTAGTACCTGAAGTTGGAAATCCAGTAACCGAATCTAAAGTAATACTGGTTCCTGATCCCCCGGTTCCATAAACATTGTCTCCTAAAGCTCCGTCTAAAGTATTAGTTTGAGCTCCTGAAATAGTTCCACCAAATTGAGAGATACCCCACCCGTATGCCCCTAATTGTTCAGCAGGACCAACGGGATAATAGAATTTAACAGAACAGTCCCCATCAGTAGCAGTTGCACTAGCAGTGGAGCCCATAGTAATAGTAACTGAAGTAGAATCGACTACTTCGGTTATCATAAATGTTTTACCATCAAAATCAGAAGCCGAATAACCTGAACCTGTTGGAGGAGTTACACTTTCAAGTAATAAAATATCTCCTGCGGTCATTCCAGCAGTGGAAGATAAAGTAATGGTAAGAATAGCAGAAGCATTAGTACTAGCTAAGGCATCAGTTAATGCTCCAAAGTCCGTTTTAATTGGGTGAATGTCATAAAAAGCTCCCCCTGTATATGTATATAAAATTCTATTAGTGCCTATAATAGAAAAATTAATTGAATTTTGACTAACTACATGGTGTTGGGCTCTAGCTACTCCTGTTAGAGCATTATCTCCTAATTGAGACCATCCGCCTATTTTTTCTGGAGTATTATATCTAAATCTAACATTTTCTCCACCGGTCCATTGTCCTTCAGCTCCTGTGGGAGTAACTTGTTTATTGAAACCGGGTAAAAACTCTATTTTTTGTAGCATATAAAATCCTGTTTATTAGGTAGTATATCAAATTATAGGGGATTTCAATATGTTTAAAGTAAGGGGAATCTGTGGTGGATCATCCCCTCACCAATCTATTTTGTATATTATTTTTTAGGTTCTGTAAACCTATTTTTTGTAGTATATAGAATCCTTATAAAGGAGGCAGTAGGTATGATGGAGTACTGCCTCCATTATAGGGATACTATCATCGTTTAAACCAAGAAGGAAGTCCTAAATGAGGTCTCTTATCAAACATATTATCTTTAGCTCCCGATGTCTTACTATTATTATAATGTAAAAATGCTTGAATACATTCCTTGCCTTTAAATTTATTTCTCCAGTGCTCTAGTTCACAGCCCATATAAATCAGCATATCTCCTTGTTTTAAATCTACTTTAATTCCTTCCATTCCTTTTTTACCAGAAGGTTCAAGATAGATTGCCCAGGGGTCTCCTCCAAGATTCATCGTTGTAGAGATTTCGCAACTAAATCTATCTTTATGTCTTTTAAGAACATCTCCATTTTTATAAATTCTTGCATAAGTATAGGCAGGCGTTAATTTTAATCCTGTCGTTTTTTCCATAATGGGTTGACACTTCAACATTAAAGTTTCCATAGCGATATCTGCATAATGAGAATAGGTGTGTGGGATCTGACCATCCGCTTCTTCATACTCCCCTAAAAAAAATTCATAAGGAGAAATGTATCTCGCTTGACGACAACTATCATAAACCTGTTTTTTCATTGAAAAGTAATTTGCTATAAAGGCAGCTAAGTCTTTCGAGATAGCCTGTTTAATAACTGCGTATTTATTTTTTTTAAACATTTTTTTGAAAATATTCTAAATTAGTTGATAAAGTAATTCGTTTATCACTGTAATTAGGTTCTACATAATGGGGTAGATGTCCTGGAAATGCAACACAACCTCCAATTTTAGGTTTGATGATGACTTCTATTCCCCCATTAACATAGGGATAACCAGGCTCTAATATTACCATGTTAGATGAATCTTTTTTACAATCCAAATAAAATACAAAATTCCAATTGTGTGCCATTGGATTATGAATATGGGTATCATGAAAAGATCCTTTATCATATTTTTGAATCCATGATTCTATTAGCTTCCATGAGGTATAATTTTTTTCTTTAGCAACTTCGTTATAGAATTTTCGACAACTCTCCAACAAAAAGTTATATTTGTCCTGTACAAGAATATTTCGTTCTCTAAAAAAAGTTGTTCGGAGGTAAGGAAATTTTTCCATCTTTTCATTCTTTAACACTTGCATCAGTTTTTTATGATCAAATGTAATTTGACTTTCATAGATTTTAGTTACAAAAGAATGAGATTTCATACCCCTTTAACCTTAAACATCTTTTGCCATCTCTTTTGGGATAGCAGTTATGTTCCAATGTATAAATCTAAAGGGTGCTTTACCGTGATCGACTGCGTATTCATGTTCCATATATCCTGGAAAAATAATTAAACTTCCAGGTTTAGGTCTAAAATGAACTAGCTCTGTACCATGAAAGATACCTTTTAATTCTGGTTTCATTTTTAATTTAGTAGTTCTTGCACCTGTTCTTGGTTCATGGAAAATAGGAAAAGAAGTTTTTTCACTACATTTTAAAAAATAGAAACCTGAGACGTGTTGGTTCCAATGAACATGAGCTGAATGATGGCCCCCGCCTTTTTTAGAAAATTCTTGTACCCACATTTCAGAAAATATAGTGGTATATTGTTTCATATCGTAGCCATGATGGTCTAAAAATTCCCAAGACTTTCGACCTACATAATTTCTTAAATCTATAAAATCATTATCTTTTGTTAATGGGGTTGAATGCCATGATCTACCAAAATCACCAAATTGTTTTAGATATGTCTTACCCTCCGGCATTTTTTTTGATGCCTTAATATATTTATCACTAGCTTTATTTAATGATTTAACAAATTCAGGTTTGTCTTCCATCCATATTGGTGTTTGAAAAAATTCAGTCTTATTCATATTATTTAAATGGATATCCTAAATGCCATGCGACAAGTGAATATCTTACTCCTTTGGTTATGGGTTTAACCCTATGCCACAGAAAACTAGGAAAAACAATAATACTTCCTTTAGGTAATATCTCCGTTGCTTTTCTTAAATGTTTAGCTTCATCTCTTTGGGGTGGTTCATAATTTCTAAAATCAAATTCTAGTTCGCCACCTTTATATTCTGAACCATCGGTTAACTGACACGTCATAGAGAGTTTTCGAATTTTTCCATGGGAATGAGTGTTAGGTGCGTCATAAACTTTTTCCCAACTATCACAATGCCAATCGTAGTATTGATTCACTTTATATTTTGTAAACTGACAGGACTCTGACCAATTCCATTCAAAATTCCAACCAGCTCTTTTGTTTGCTTCCTGAACAAAGGGATGTATTTCTTTATAAATCCAAGTGTCGTTCAACCAAACCAAATCAGAATTTCTTTTATATTTTAAATTTCTAACTTCTTCTTTATCTAAAGGTTTTTTATCTAAATTTCTTCCTCTACCATAACCCCCTGTAATCGCCATGGTATCTTTTTGCTCTAATGCATATTTAATAACTTCATCACAAAATCTAGGCGTTAATGCAGATTTAAAATACCAAAAATAATTAGATAAATTCATGAGTAATAGTTAGAATAGAGTTAAGGGAATCTTTTTGTTTGTTAGTTATGTAATATATATTAGTAGAGGGAAACATAATGAACATATTGTTCTTTAATTCTATATCCCAACTTCTACCTTTTCTTCTATTATCATCATAGTGAATTCTAATATTGCAGTCCTCAACTTTAACACCATAGAGTAAAGTATAGTCAGGTGCATTTCTAAGATCCATAGGATCTATATTTAATAAAGGAATACTTACTTGTTGAGGTTTATAAATATCACCCCATGTTTCTTTATTAATTAATTGGAAACCATATTCCAAATTAATATGTTCTCTTAAATAGGTATTAAGTTTATCCCAAGTTCTTGAAAATTGAAATTTTTCATTGGTTAAGTTAAAATTTAAAATGTGATGAGAGAGCTCAATTGGATCTATCTCCCAATGTTTCGGCATTGCCACATCGCCGTAATATAATCCTATTTCTGATAGTACTTTCTTTTGCATACCAAGTCCTTTTATAAAGGAAGATATATTAATGTCAATATGATTAAAAAGATTTGATCTAGATCAATTATGCTGCGGGAGTTATTTTATCCCAAGATTGATCAACTTCGTTCCACTCATAACGAGTACCTATTGCTATTTCTTCAGCAGTTAGATCATCGGGAGCATCACCAATAGGTGAATGCCATTGAGCGTCCGTAGTATTTAATACCCATGAAGCATAAGGTTTTTGACGATAGAATATATTATTATCTTTGTCCCAAGTATAACCTATACCAGCATAGTTTCCTCTTAATGCTTTAGATTGATCATCGGATAAAGTATTATCGCTTTTAAAATGTTTTCCACTACGTGTATTGTAAGATGTTTGAATCCACATCTCTGCAGGCCAGTTATTGTGTAGTTCTAAATATTGTTGTCCTAGTGATTCATCTTCAACACCATCAGCGTTAAGCATATCGCCATTACCTAAAGTTAATACTTGAAGTACTTCATTGTTTTCTGAGATTTTTGCAAAATGTGCCATATTAATTATTGAAATTTGTACCTTATTACTACTATTCCTGAACCTCCCGCTTGTCCTGCATGAGGTGCGTAAGCGCCTCCACCGCCACCGCCAGTATTTGCTGTTCCAGCACTCATACCACCTCCACTTGAACTACCAGTTCCTCCACCACCTAGTCCTCCAGCTCCCGGGCCATTTCCACCCCCTCCTGCACCACCAGCAAAATATTGTACACAACTTGAACACTGACCATTTCCTGGTCCAAAGATGTCATCATAACCAGCACCAGCTCCTCCATCTCCTCCTATAGGTCCAGGTGGATCATCTCCATCAGACCCTGCTACAAGAGCTCCTCCACCTCCACCACCACCTTCGGCTATACCAGGTCTATGTCTTCCTCTTCCACCAGTAGTTCCTTGAGCCGGAGTTGTAGGGGGAGTATTTCCTGCACCTCCAGGATAGTAAGTATGATTAGCTGTAGAACCTCCGCCGCCACCAGATCCTCCGGCAGATCCCGGATCAGCGGTACCTCCACCTCCTCCGCCACCAGCGGAAGGGACGGTTGAAAAACTTGCAACATTTCCAACTGATCCTGTTCCTGCACCTCCACCACCGACTGCTATTGGATAACCTGTTGCGGTAACTGTAATTGTTGTTCCAGATGGATAATTATTTAGAGGTGTAGCAGGAGATGTAGGAGAAGGGCTGGCACAAGTATTTAGATAAGATCTAAATCCTCCAGCACCGCCACCGCCACCTGCATTTCCACCGTTGTCACCTCCGCCTCCACCAGCAACAACGAGATAATCTACTTGACCACATAAATAACTTCCAACACTACAAACTGTAAATGTGCCTGGGTTTTTAAAAGTTGCAATTTTATAATCACCTGATGTGGTTATAGCATTGCAAGTTCCACTCACTGATGCTTCAATAAAAGTCGCGGCTACACCACCAGCTCCAAATCCTAAAACTTGATAACCAAAAGATTTTGTTTTCTTTGATTGTATATTTCTTGAACTCTTACCTATTGTATGTAAGTCGTTTATATATTTCATACTCTATGCTCCTTATGCGTCGTTAGCCGCGTCAGTAGTATAGAATAATTTAATTCCCAAT